TACATAGTATGTAGTGCCGTCTACTAGGTTAGTAGGCGCTGTAAATGTAACGTCGAATACAAATGGCAAGCCGTTTTGTTGGCTGGTAATACCGTGACCTGCGATGTACGCATTGTTATTTTGGTATTGAGTAACAGTTAGCACATGGTCGCTAGCACTTGGTTCTGTAGTGCTAATTCTATGTTCTACATCTTTAGGAGCATAACGTTGGTCGAGATGCTTTCTAGGAGCAACTAAGTCGTCAGCAGTATAAGTAGTGCTGTTACCAGGAAGTGCGTTGAGCGCATCAGCAGCAGCGTCGCTTATTTCAGCTCCGCCTATAGCAAAGCCGTTTGCGTTAAGGTGATTGCCTAGCGTAGGAGCAACAGTATCGTCTTCTAACTGACCGAACGTAGTAGTTAAAATAACCTTACCTGGTATACTCAGTGTGTCGATTTGAACAGTATTTGCGTCATTACTGTCTAGCGCATTATCTGAAGCAAACTCCGAAAACGTAACAGCAGTACCTGCGTTGTTAACTATAAGAATCTTATTTGCTTCTAGAGTATCAGGAACATCATTCATATTAGTGATGCTAATCTGGCCACCTAATCCAAATACTGCGTAAAGCTCTTGGAAGTTTTCGTTACTCTTACGAAAACTTTCTCTAATGCTATCGCCAGTACCGTCGTTGCCTTCAATACCGATGTCTACTACTTGTCTTGACATGTTTGTCTCCGATTAATTCATTGCTTCTAAGTCGAAATCTACACTAGTGCCGCATCCGCACGCTGCTTTTGCGTTAGGGTTAATAATTTTAAACATCTGACCGAACGCAACAGTTTCGTAGTCTATTTCAGTTCCTACTAAAAACATAATGCTTGTAGGATCTACTACTAGTTTCCCAGTATTAGCCTCAACAACTTCACTACCTGCTTCGATCTGATTATTGTCAATCACATCCCATTTATACTCAAAACCAGCACAACCGCCACCTTTAATACTAAGACTCACTGCTGTATTGCTAGAGCTTAGTTCATCGATTTTTTTCTTTGCGTTGTCTGTTAAAGACAAGATGGTCATTGTGTTAAATTCCTCGTTACTGTATTTATTTGATTCTGTTGATTGTTAACCGTACGGTTTAATTTTTGTATTTGCTTTTCTAAGTTAGACACAGTTGCGTTAAGCTCTGTAACTTTTTGTTCTAGTGTTTCTACGTAGCGCTGCGACGGAACAGACTGCTCGCTACCGTCTTCTGCGATAACTGTATGACTGTTAAGACCGTGTGCCCGAAGTCCGCCCATAACTCTGTTTGGGTTTTTACTAGCAGAGCTAGGCGTAGCGCTGTACATCTGTCGTAGTAATTGGTTATTCATTTCGAATCCTTTTTTATTTGATATTGTATTTATTTGGATATATATAGTATGTTTAAAATTTTTGTTGCTAGTTTGTCATTACTTGTTGCCAGCGTTGCAGGCGCAGTAGACAGAGAAACCGAAGAAAGAATTATGCTTGAGCATATAGAATGGCTTGCTGAAGACTCGTCGACGTTTGAGTACAACGACGAGCCATTACCTGCTGTTGTTTATGCTACGCAAGATCAACTAGGTGCTTATTTTTACGGACTAGACAAATGGCTACAAAATCAACAAGACCTAGTGCCCATCGAAGGTATATTTCGAAGTGAAGGCGAAGGCACTATTTTTTTACTCGACGATTTTGACTGGACTAGTAACGAGCATATTGATGTAGTAGTACACGAGTTAGTTCATTACCTACAGTATATTAACGATGTTAGCTACGATTGTTCAATCGCCGCAGAGCTAGATGCGTACAAGTATCAAACATACTGGATGATAGACAATCCATCATCAAAACCAATGCCGTCCTACCTAATGGCAATTTGGATATTCGAAACGTGCTTGCTCGAAGCTATGAAAGCTGAAGACGAAGCAGCAGAAGCTACAGAAGACTAACTAAGCCTTCAACAGCAAGGTTCTTCATCTTGCTCTCGCACATGATATCTGCGTGCTCTAAGAAGCTCAATGCCCACTGATTGCATGCTACGTTCTTGTAGTAGTCACTGTGCGCACGTAGCTTTTGCTTTTTGTAGCCTTGCTCCATAAGCAGTTGTAGATCAGGAAGTGTGTTAGGATCGATAGACTCGATGTATTCTTCACGGCTTACACTGTAGTGAATAGCAGGTCGCACACCACGCCAGCTGTTAACCACACGCTTAACACGATCGTCATCAGCTTGAATGTATTCACCGCCGCTACGAATGTAGTGGTGATGGATATCCAAGACGAGCGCAACATGTTTCTCAAGCTCTAGCGAAGCATCAAGACCCCACGAGTTTTCGTCGTTCTCAATAGTAATACAGTTACGAGCTTCGGGCGACAATCGAGGCAGTACCTTAATAATACCTTCGGGACCTTGCCGACCGGAGATGTGTACGTTACACTTGAAGTCTTGGAACGATTGGCCATAGCCCATCCAGCGTGCCATGTTGATGTGATACTCAAACTCCTCGACACTACGATCAACGATGTCAGGCGTAGTCGAAGCCAACACAGTAAATTGTCCCGGATGCATAGACAAACGCACATCAAGTTTGCGAGCAAGGTCGCCTACCTTAGCAAACTCACGTTCACAGTAAGCAACTACATCAGGCTGCTGCCAGTAGTAACACCAGTCTTGTTGCGTGTACACCGGCAAGCAATCACTGCCGAGCCGTACCATGCGATACACAGACTCACGCTTGCCTACATACTCAATCAAGTTGTAGTAAGCTTGAATGTTGTGGACCATGATGTCCCACAGACGTTGTTCAGCTACTTCACGAGTCTGCCGATTAAGCCACGCAACAGTTGTGGACTTGGTGTTGAAAGGACGCTGAATTTCTTCAAGCTCTTTCTTCTTAAGCGATTGATCAGAGTGCATATACTTACATGCGAAGCCAATGCGGTGTGTGTCATTTGTAAACATAGTGTTATTATACAAGAGAATCCTCGTAATGGTCAAGTCGTTTGTTGGTCACTGTATACCAAAAGCTATCACCTTTTTTCTCGACAGCTTTTAGTCCTGCTTCATCAGCGAGCTCTTTAGTAGAGTAAACGCCCACTAACTTTGTATAGCCTGTATTTGGCACTTTTTTGTAAATTATAGTAACGTAAGTTTGCATCAGCTCTGAGCAGAAAAAATTAACGCAAGATCCATGATATTTTATCCTTTAGATTTAGTTAGACTTGGAGGAATAAAGTTGAGCTGTTTTCGTTAACAGCGCCAACTTCGGTAACATACGCCATATCCCATCCCCAATTAGCGTTACGCTGTGGAATGTCAACATCAGCAATGTTAGTTTCTTCGTTAAGAGAAACAACGGAAATTTCCATACATGCTTCGTTACGGAGCTTTTCAATTGCTTCAGCTACGTTATCAGCTTGAACTGTTGCTACCAGCTCAGTTTCTTGTACCAACTTATCAAAGTTAAAGTAAGGCGCACCGATAGGGCGAGTAAGTTCAAACTTCATCATGATATAATCCTTATGCTGCGATCTGTTCAGGGAGCATTCCGAAGCCGAAGGTATCGACTACGAAAGCAATATCATTTTCGTCGATGACAACGTCACCTACAGAAACGGAGGAGAAGGTACCGTGTACTTGAACTTTGTCCAAGTAACGATCATCCATAAAGTTGCCAACGGCATATACATCTTCGAGGTTCTTGGCATCAACAGTCATCACGTGATTGTAGTAACCAAGGTACATAGCCTTAGTAGCACTTGGCATAACACTCTTGCCAAACATGTGAGTCTTGAGTACGTGCTTGCGAACTTGTACGCCTTCGTTAACCATGTCAATTTCAGCGTCGGTGAGTTGAATCTGGAGAACCTTGAATTTCATAGCAGTAACTTCTTCTGTGCTGTTTAAGTTATGCTTTAATATACTACTATTATCGCCAGTTGTCAACCACAAAAGGATCTTTACAGTTCTCGGGATTAGGATCACCGTGGAACACAGTAACGCAACAGTTTTTGTCAGGACGTACTGTTTCTATTGTTTTGAATGTTCTATTGCCCGGACGCCCGCCTGGTGCCCATTCTTTACTTGAACGCACTTCCCACTTCCAGCTACGAATCCA